ATAGGTGTTGGTATTGGGCTAGTGTTAACAATGTTTTATCTGAATTGTTTACAGATATGCTCATTCTTAATTAGGAGTGTAAACCTATATATTATATAGACTTATAACTGTATTGATAATGATTATCAATATCATAAGAGAGGAGGACTCTATATGTGTGACTCTAGGCGTACTACTAAGGTGGATTCCCTGCGTGGTTTACAGGGTGTTAAGAGTGCAAAGAAGGTAGGTAATAACACGTTTGAGGTAATCTATAAGGATGGATGTAGAGCTATAAGACTACACCGTACTGACGTAGTTACTTTCAGACCAGATGGGAGCTTCTTTATAAACACAGGAGGATGGCTCACACGTACCACTAAGGACAGAATTAATAAGTACTGTAAAACTATACGAGTGTGGCAGGAGAAAGGTGAGTGGTATGTTGGTAAAGTATTGAGCAGAGGATTTCTGAATAAAGAGAGCATCGTATCTCATTTCCCAATACATTACTATGACTACATGAAGTTTGATGCTGATGGAGTGTATGAGGGAGGTAACATGGACACGTGTTGGTATGGGACTAAACATACTGCATAATTATTATTATAATAATAGTAATAGTAATAATAATCATTATTGCAAAAACCATGCCAAAACTTTATTTATTTTATACTTGACTTTGTAAATTAGGTGTGCTATAATGCTTGGTACATAATTGAGGACTCTAGTTACTGTTGGAGCGATGACTGCCTCAGGCAAGAGCCTAGCAACTATATCTAGTGTCAGACTATAGACCATGTGGTTTATTTTTATTCTAAGGGAGAAACACAGCTATACACCCTTGCATTATCTAGGGTATACGGCTGAAGTATCCCTGACTTATTCATGTTCTGTATTGATTACACGATTGATACAGACCAGAAATTTGAATACTTAAAAAACACCCATTGGAGTAGCTAGAGTTCTCATTAACTTACATAGCTTATGAAATTATCAGAACTAATACATTACATCAAGAGATACAGAAGGATATGGAAGTGGAGGCGCAGACCCTTTAAAAATTGGGGGGCTACGCTTCCAACACAACAACAATACAGAGAGTTTGAACAAACAGATTTAGCGAGGTCAGTATCTATGAGTACACAGGACATTGTTAATAAGATTACAGGTAATGGTAGCGCCAAGCCTCAACCAGATAGCCGTTCTAATGTATTCCCTGTAAGAATATATGATAAAGACAATAACTTTATCAGAGAAATTACTTCAGAGGAAGTCAAGGCGATATCTGCGGAGGCATTCAAGAAGTCTACATGGAGAAACAAATCAATACAGTACAAGAATAAACACGGTAACGCAGGTAATAGAGAGGAGAAAACATGACTTCAAGATTCAGTAGATTAATTAATGACATACTAAGAGAGTATGATGAGTACCACACCAAGCATAAGAACTATACGGATACATACAGTAGGGAATATTTAGAAAAATTTGTATCAGACTTTAGTGATTGGGTTATGTTTCAGCATTGTGCAGAGGATCGTGAGGCTATGATAATGAGTGGAATAACGAAGGGTTTAAGCGATCTACACAAGCATGGAAGAGTGGTAGCTGAAATAAAAACTACTGAAGGTGGTAAGACTACTATACGCAAGATACATAGCAATAGACTAGAGCAACAGATTGAAGTAGATGAAAGGCGCACAGCTTATGAGGAAGGACTAGACAAGAATGATATTCATTGAGTTAGCATTGAGTTGTTGGACTCTATATGCAATACGCTTGTTTGGTCAGGGTAAAAAGAGTGGTGCTGTAATGGCTCTACTAGCCAACACATGTTGGATTAGCATGTGGGTATTTACTGAGCAGTACGGCATAATTCCCTTAGACCTCTGCCTTATGTTGGTGTACTGGGAAAGATTAATAATCTTACTGAAAGGTGGTGATAAGGTAGATGGGTAGAAAGAAATATACTGAGCCTACTAATAGAGATAAATACATGTTGGAAGCGTTGAGAGAGGGTCATTCCCAAGCTGAAGTAGGCAGGGTGTATGACGTAAGCAGACAATATGTTCATGCTGTAAAGAATAAATGGGCTGAGCTTGCACCTAAAGTAAAGCCTTTACTTAAAAACAGATCATTATAAGGAGAGGAATAATGAGCTTAATACTACATTGTGGTGCCAAACCTATTAACTATGACGAACTGCGATCCATTCCTGTACCAGACCGTAACCATAGGTGGGTAGGGAAGATGGGTAAGACGTATGAGATCAATCGTTCTGAAAGATGGGAAGGTCTACAACACGCAGACTTTGCTGAAGCAATAGAGCTTGGATGTAGCAAACTCGGTATGCCTATTGATATGGAGCGTACCAAGTGGGGTGTAAGTGAGGATGGCTCTGATCTATTCGGTCATGTAAAGTTCAAACAGGAGGTGGATGGTAAGGATACCTCTGTAGCCACGTACTTCAAGGATGACTATGAGCCAAGCATGGGTCTGCGTCATAGTAACCGTGGTAAATTCTCAGCACAGGCTACCATCGGTGGGTCTGTTACCGTATGTGATAACCTTGTTATTACTGGTACTGTAGTTTTCAGACAGAAGCATACCACTCACAACATGGCTAATATTATAGACAACGCACGACTAGGGTTGGTTGATTATATCCTTGGGTTGCCTAGACTAACTGGTATGGTAGACGGACTGAAGGCATCCTGTCTTACAGACCAACACGTATCTAAATTATATCTTGCAGCAGGACGTTCTAAACTACTGCCTTGGTCACACTTGGGACAGGTAGATGAGTACTGGCAGAACCCTACTCATACCGAGTTCACAGAGGGTGGTTATACTGGATGGCGTATGTATAACGCAATCAATACGGTTGCTAAGAAGTACAACCCTAGTAGACAGATGGATATAGTACGCAAGGCAGAAGATATTATCTCTAACCATTGTCAAACAATTAACTTCTAACTGGAGGAGTCCTATGTATCTAAGCGTTGAGGAGCGCAGGGCAGGTATAGGTGGGTCTGATGTTGGCTCTATTATGGGAGCTAACCCATACTGTAGTCCTATACAGGTATACAAAGAGAAGGTGGGGGAAATCCCCCCACCCAGTATGAACTTTGCTATGGAGTGGGGTAGTAGGCTAGAAGATGTAGTCTGTATCAAGTACGCAGAAGATAATAACCTTTACTATGAAGAGGGTGCTGATTGCGTAGATGATCCAAAGAAGATACCTAACTACGCCACTACTTATAATGGTGTGCTGTATAAACCACACACTATACGCAGTAGTAAACATGATTGGGCTTATGCTCACCCAGATGGATTGGTTGGGCATAACAACAAAGCCAATGAGATTACTGGTATAGAAATTAAAACAGTTAGTGAGGGTATCTACAGGAAGTACTGGGCTGAAGGTGAGATACCTCCGTACCAGTATTACCAAGTCGTTTGGTACTCTATGATTACAGGCATTACCAAGTGGACTGTAGTAGGATTCGTACCTCACCTAAGGAATTCCCAGAACCCTATACTGACCTATGAAATCGAGATTGATTTTGATACTCAAAGTAGGGTATGGAAACAAGTCGAGTACTTTTGGGAATGCGTACAGAATAATAAACCACCAGAACTGGACAGGTATACCGAGAAGGATATCAAACTTCTCTACCCAGAAAATTCAGTTGATTTAATACAGGGTAATTCTACTGTAGAGTCCAAGTGTGCCGAGTTAGCTGAGATACGCACCGCACTCAAGCCATTGGTTGAAAGAGAAGAGCTTGCTAAGAATGCAATCAAGGCATACATGGGTAACTGCGGTAGGCTTATCTCACAGGATGGTGGTGAACTGGCTACGTTTAAATCAGGTAAGGCAAGGGTTACTGTAAATTACAAGAGTATTGTCGAGGATTGGAGAGCATTGTTAGACGAACCAAATGAGTTCGATACTTTTATTGCTGACCGTACTGTAGCAGTCAAGACTTCACGTAGATTTTTACTCAAATACAAGGGGGAATAATGAGTGGTAATAATGGAGATGGGAGTGACTTCAGTCACTTCAGGCACAGTAATAGCAACAACTCACCGTCTATAGTTATTAATCTGGTGGCTAGGTTTAATAACTTCAGTAAGTTTGCCAGAGATATTGAAGATCAAACGGCTGGTGATATCGGCAGTATGATTCTGCATGTAGATCCTAAACTTGTAGATGTTGAGAAGGATACTGAAAATAAATTTAAAATTATTATCAACATAGATAAGGAGGATTGAATGTCTGTAATAATTATAACAATAGGATTGGTACTGGGTATGTTTACATACAACCCCTCTTGGTTCGATACCAGACCACACTATTATTCCCTGACTTATAACAGTCAATCAGATTGCGAAGAGGCAAGAGGATTAATAAAGGATAAAGGTACTGTATGTACTGACAAGCATGATTTATACACAACTAACTAGGAGGAACTCAAATGAAATCTAAGCTCCAGAAATTAGTAGACGATGTAGCCGAACCACTAAACGAAAGAGAAGCAGGAGACATCATTGAAGAGATTATAGCGGCTGACGAAAGGAAACTGAAAGCACTATACACTACATTCCAGAGTAAGAAATTCAGAGATGATTTGGCTAAGTGCGTAGAAACCAAGGGCGGTAAAGGTATGGAGTACGTGCCTTGGAGTAACATCATGGACAGATTCATTAAGCATTGTCCCACTATGTCT